TTATTCAGCAAGTTCTTTCTCCAATAAATGAGCGATTTCCTTTGTCGAGCCGGAATCAAAAATTAACCGACCATTGATAATGATTGTCGGAGTTGCAAATAACCCTCTCTTCACAAGCTCATCGTTTACGTTTTGCAATGATTCCAGTGCTGATTTACTATGCAAATCCCTGTCAAACTTTCCCATATCCAGATTCAAGGTTCTTGCCACACTATATACTGACACTGAATCAACCAATCCGTTTTTAGTATACAACGAATCTGAGAACTCCCAATATTTATTCTGTTTGTCGGCTGCATCCAAGGCTAAGCTTGACAGCGTAACGGAACCGGAAAAACCAATCGAACCGAATCTTACACGATCTTTGTATTTCTCATATATCTCATTGTACCGGTCATGGAACTGGATACATTTATCGCACTCGGCATCAGATACAACCACCATTGTCACTTTGGATTTCAAATTCCCCTTATAATAGATCGGCAAATCTTCCAAGTTAAATCTGGAACTTACCGGAGGATAAATGTACTTGTGGATTTCAACGTCAGTCTTCAAAGAGTCTAACAACACCTGCTTCAATTTTAATTTTAAGGCTGTCTCTTGCATTATTCTGCCTTCATGAGAGGTGTTATTCATATTTACCATAGAAGTGCCTTTAATGGCTGGAATACTTGTTATACCATAGAAAGACAAAAGACCATCCACACTCGATTCTAAAATCTTTTGATTGTAATAATTCTCCAGATATTCACTGGTAGTCATACCATATCTCTGTGCTTCCCGTTCAATTATTTTTCTGTCAATCAAGTAATCCAACGCAACATCTTTCATACCATGAATCCGGTTTAGCTCATCAAATAGCTGTTGGGAAATTGCTTGGTTTAATTCAATGGATTTAATAGCAACGCCATCTACTTCCGCTACTACTTCGTTCGAGATATTGTTTCCTGATTGATTCTGGTGACAGGAACACAAGGACAATACAGATAGTCCTAAAACTAAAGATCTAAACTTCATTCTTTTGATTTTTAAGATTTGATTAATTCTATATACACAAAAGCCCTGAAGAAGCCTTTAAAAACTTCAACAGGGCTGACTTTTATTTGAACAGGGTTGAAAGATCAACAACAGCGATTTTACCATTACCGGCACGCAACGCATCGCTTATAAACCCATAAGGATGAACAATATGTTCCAGAAAACTCTTCTCTGCTTCTTCTTCTATCTTCTTCAGAAACGCACTTCTCTTCAACAAAGTCTCATATTCCTGTTTTGAAACCGAAACCATATCCGATTTGACATCGTCTTGTTTCTTATCCGAAGGTTCGCTTTTTGATTCAGAAGCTAATCTGTCTTGAAGAGCGTATCCCAACAAGAACCAAATCTTTTCCTCAATACGCTGAAGGCAGATACGTCTGCCGATTCTCTCATCGTAATTCTCCGGATCGACACAGGTAGTGGTCTCATGCAGAGTAAATCCGTTTTTCATTCTGACCGAAACATGAGTTACCGGCTTGCCCAACACTTCTTCAGTACGGCAAACCACTTCTTTCATGTTTGCCATCACTTCGTCTTTTGTAACTGTATTCATATTCAAAACTTCTGGTTTTAGTTATGTTGATGAAGAACCGGGACTCGAACCCGGACAAACAAGACCAAAACTTGTTGTGCTGCCATTACACCATTCTCCAGTTTTCTCCAGTCTATCCTCACGAACCGACCGGAGAGTCTTCATTACATTTTAATAACTATACAACTATTATCAACACTCTATGTGGTTTGATGTGCGTCCTACCGGAATCGAACCGATAACCTGATCTTTAGGAAAGACCTGCTCTATCCTATTTGAGCTAAGAACGCTTTTGACATACTTGGCGAAATGAAACGCTTCCCATTTCTGCTGTGCCCTCCGTCCTCGTTGATACCGCATGTCAGAGTATCCGGATTCGTAGTGATTTTTAAACTCCCTTCTACGATTGGAGCATCCACTGTTGTTAAACTAAAAATGAAAAACGCATAGTTAAGGTATTACCTTGTTACGGGGGACGGACTCGAACCGCCGACCTTCAGGTTATGAGCCTGACGAGCTACCAACTGCTACCACCCCATGATTTAAAAGCCAGCTATATTCTCACGAACCGGCTGGCTCAAAAAAAATAATATGAAATTTGATGAGTATGTTATTGTGGTTTTGGTTAATTACCCCTTATTCCCAAAATCAGCCGGATTCTCACCCCATCTATCAGTATCCCAATGCCTGACCTCTATCGTTGAAACATCGTAGTCCATCACCTTCAAGAATATCTCGGCTTTTTGAAGGTCGAGGCATCTCTTTTTGGATGCTGTCTTCTTGTTTTTGAACCACGTGATAGCGGTTATGCTATCAGTATAAATAATTCTGGGCTGGAAATCGTTTTCTATCACATACTTTATTGCAGCCATGAGTCCCAAGAACTCTCCGATATTGGTTGTCTGGTTGCCTAAATTCTGATAGAACAATCTCTCTCCTGTGCTTAAATCTATAGCCTGATATTCCGTCACTCCGTTTTTCATCGAATGAGCGGCATCGGTGGCTATGCCAACTTTAGGATAATCCATTTCCAAATAGTTTATTGGGGACTGGTTTTGGTTAAACCTCAAAATCAAGCTTTGACATAATATCCATCAGCTTCCATTTGACGAATCGTTTCCAATCCTTTTTCTTTAAAATCTGTAATAACCAGTTCTTTGTTAGCTATATCTTCCCTTACCTCCAGTGCTTTCAATGCACCCTGCAAAGTCCGGCTTGAATCACTCTTGCCATCCAGCGGATCGAAAAATATTGTTTTGTTACCGAACTTAACCGATACCTTGTATACCGCCTTTGGTATAATACATTGGTCAATTTCTGCCTCGAATAAAACAGGAGAAGCCGATTTTACTACATAGCCTTTCTTGTTTTTCATTTCAGTCAAAATAACATTGTAAAGTACATTGGGCTTCAACGAATCTGTCAAATCCGAAGACAGAACTACAATTTTTTTCTTGCAATCCGAATCTTCACGTACACCTTTCAATCTATTGGCTTTGGTTACACTCACGAAACTAACAAGCTTGCCGGTTTCCTGAGAAGTGTAGAACTTTAGTTTTGTCTCTTGCGTCATACAACTTGCTTATCATCATCATAAATATATCAAATCTAAAATAAAACAATCACTTAATAAACTTATATATTTGATTTTATGCTAAAATCATGATGCAAAAGTAAAACTAAAATTCTTTCACTCCAAATTATTTCTGTTATTTTTTTTCGCTTATTTTACTATCATATAAATATTTAATTCCATATACGTTCATCCTCAGAGAAATGACTAAACCGTTCATCTGTTTTTGATTGACGGGTCAATGAATATGTGCATTTCCAATAACGATATATACGATTATCTCCGGTATCTTCTCTTCTAATATCATCCCGATTGATCCATTGAATCCCCTGCAAAGTTCCCATACTGATCCACTTAGCACTTTTTTCGCCGAACCATTTATTTTCGCCAACATATAAATCGTATTTCTCTTTGCCATTAATAAACACCTGATCCATTACCAGATCTTCGTCCAGAACATATCTCTTGGCAATATTGGTAAAATCATAAATATCAACATACAACAGGCTGTTATTGAAATGCTTCAATACATCTTCCGACATCTTATCGAAATTCTCCTGAATATGTTTTCGACTCTTGATTTCCTCCAGACGTTCAGGAGTGACCGGACGATTGGTCGCATACACTATCCTAAAACCACAGCCTATCGAATCATTGACACTGGAATGAAAGCCGATACCGTATTTTGCCATGCTGTCTCCCCTATCAAGTGGGTCGGTATCATCACAGCAATCCTTCATCAAACCGATCATGACAAGTAGAATAAAGAATAGCGGTTTAGCTATTAATAAAACCACATAAACAACATTTTCTTTCATCGAATTAATCTATTTATATTACAATGTACCATTTATTTCCGCAACTATACATTTATCACACACACCCTTGTTCTTGGAAAATTTGTACTTGCTTATTTCCGATCCGCACTTGGAACAAACACAAGATGTAGGCTTGATTTTATCGTAAATTATCGTCTCCACATGGTATCTTGAAATACCGTATTGTTCACCCAATGCTTCCATGATTTGTTTGCCTGTATACTTGTTCTCATCAAGAAGTTTTTTATATTCATTCTTGATTAAAATAGCATGAATATTGACAACATTCAGGGCATCCATATTATTAAGGGAAACAAGATGTTCTACCGGAATATTGGAAATTTCCGCATACTTGTCCAAATCCTTATTCGTCAGTTTTTTCTTCTTCATTTTTCTCTTCTCCTTTCGCTGCTACTAAATATCCGATTAACTCTTCAAAACAACCTGCGGCTTCCTCCAGATTACCGGCTGCTTCAGAAATCTTTTCTCCCATTTCCGATAACTGTATGCCTTCAGGCAAGTTTTCATAAGCTCCACTTTCTTCATCTTTAAGGCTTTCTACCTCAGACATTAAACCTTCAAGCTGTTCAATGATCTCAGAAATTTCCTCTCGTCTCTTCTTGTTCATTTTTCATGCTGTTTTGAATTTTACCTTCGACAAATAATTGTCGTTTATATCTACGATGCTCACGGATTATCCTGGCTCGTTCTTTTCTGGATACATTATACCTTCCGTCCTTTCTCCTTTCCTTAAAAAGCTCACGTGCTCTCTGTAATCGTTCCGGATTAAGAACCATTGCTATCAAACTTCGGCTAACATTAAACATACTTGCCAGCTTTCTTTGGCTATGAACGGAAGTCTTGTATAAATATTTTATTTCCTCACGTTCTTTATCCATCAGTTTAACCCTGCGGTCATAAGAAGTACCGGCTATTTTTATCTTATCACTTTTATACGGCATATCGTTTAATTTATTGTTTAAATTCTATATTTGCACTAATAAATATCATATCTTTGCCACATCATTTAAATACACAATAACATGGCACGTACAACTAACTATTCAAAAAAGATTGAGAAGATTAAATCCCAATTAGATGAACTGGGAGCGGTTATCAATTCTATCCAGAACAATTCCAATGATGCAGAAAATCCATCACCAGCTATCAATATTAAGGCTCTGGATATTGATCTCGAAAAAGAATCTACCAAAGATTTAATGAAACTCCAGACAAGAATCGTAAGAATCATTAATCAAAGACTGAAGGAACAGAAATAAGGAAGGTTGGCCAGCTTATTCAAATAGGCTGGCTTTCTCTTTTATGGCCTGTCAATTAAAAAGCGTGACTACCTAAGTAATCACGCTTTCAAATGAAAATAATGTATAGTTAAGGAATTATATTGCTTATAAATATTGTCACCACAAAGAAATCTTTCCAGCAACATTCAGAGCTTTAAAACTACGACTCATCTGTATCACTATAAGGTTTCTGGGGAGTAACACCTCGTTCTTTGCATCCTTCAAGATAGCTATCTATTCCTCCTTCAAAATCCTTGCGAAGCTCGTCTACAGTATTACCTTCATAAAGAATCAAGACATTTTTGCCCAATCCCTGCACCTTGCCAAACAGACAATCATCTTCCTTGCTATATTCAATCGAACCTTTATAACCTTTGTACTCTAAATAATCCATAGTCCTTAAACATCTAATCCAATATTAATGTTCAAAAATTACTTGTCATACCCCCAGCACTATGCTTGCATCAATATTCAGTTTACGACTTATTTCACGGGCAACTTTTAATGTTGGCTCGCATTTTCCAGAGACATAATCACTCAAACGAGAAGGGCTAACACCAATCAATTTTGCAAGTGACTTTTGATTAAGTCCCATTTCAAACATGCGAAGTTTAAGTACATCTATAAGTGTGGGTTCGCCTAATGCGAAATGCTCTTCTGAATAATCAGCAACGAGATTAGATAGTAATTCCAACTCTATGCTATTGGGATCATTGAGCGGAGTTTCATCTGTCACTAACGGCAAAAGTTCTTCTACCCTTTTTACAGCCCAATCATATTGATCTTTTGTTTCTATCTTTGTCATAGCTTTATATTTTAGAACAATCTATTATCTTATTATATTCAGCATGAGTACCAATAAAACGAATATATACAAACTTTATCGTGAATTTTATTACCACAATCAGCCTATGGCTGTTTCCCTTAATGTTGAATACATAATGCTGATTTCCAACATTATCTACGCTATTGAATGTTTTTCTCACATCAGCAAAGCAAGTCCATTCACTTTTCTTGACTATAGCAATCCATTCCTGCAAAACAACTTTTGTATCAGGATGTGCTTCTGCATATTCTTTTAAAGTCTGCTCTGTAAATATTCTCATCAGTCACTCTTTTTCGCGTCACAAAAATACAAAACAAATTCTATATTTCAAAACATAGTTTCAAAATTCACAATTTACATTTAGTCAATTCTCGCCCACTCTTCAAGCTCTTCTATCTTAGCATTAACAACATCCATAGCGATAAACATCATATCTCCGGTTCCATCACCCCACCAATCCGAACAATGACTGATAAAATTAAGTTTCTCTGTTTTTATCTTCTTGGAAATTCCACTCATTATGCCAGAGATAGATCTCCGGTTTTTAAAATGACCACCTTTATAAATATCATTCGTGCAAAATCCCCATGCGTAATGAGTTTCACTAAGCTGACTATCTTTCCCGTAAAACTCCTGACTCGTATCGCCCCATGCACCATAGATAATAGCATCTTTAATTGCTTGTAATTGTTGTGGGGTAAATATATCGAATAGTTCTGTTTTCATAATCATTAATCCTCTTCTATCAATTGTTTGTAATATTCACTATGCACTATTGCCAAAACATCTGGGGACAAATATTCTTGCAACTCCAATTTGCGTATTGGGGCAAGACAATCCAGATGTTCAGCATCCATTTCTTGTCTATCTTCATCTACCCACATTAAAGTGCTGGTACTGCTACATTCCGGGCATTTGTCAGCTCCACATGGAAGAAGCATTTGTACTCCACATAAAGCACATCTTACCCAGTCCCCATGCTGCACCCCTTCGTATGTTCTTGTTTTCATATTTATTGTTTATCATTTATAACATTTACTTCTTCGCTCCACAAACGTCTCTTATATATCGGAGTGATGCCGATCAGAATACCACTATCTTCGCCCCAATACTGAAGTGTTTTAGACTCAATTTTATGATGCAATTCTTGTGTCCCTCCTTTGTTTCTGTCATAAGGAGAAAAATCAGATAATTTTACCGTTTTCATTTTTCTGGATTTTCAGTAGTTCCCAAAAGATATTCATTGTCCTCAAAAGGAATGCAACAATTCCACCACGTTCCATTGGAACATTCATACTTATAAGACAATCCATCAGAATCGTCCACAATTTCCCTTGCAAACAAACTGATATGCCATTTTTCATTTTCTTCGTCTCTTACCAGCACTTTGTCAAACGGCTTAAACTCATATTTCGGCTTTTCTTCAATCCCGAAGAAGCGTTTCAGATACTCTTTAGCTTTAGGTTCTTTGCTTGCCTTTAATGCGTCAACCAACTTTTGTCTTTCAGACTCAGTGGCAAATTTGTATTTTTCTATATGATTTCCCCAAGCACATAGACCATCTTCCATATCAAGATTACCGTCTATATCTAAAGAGGCATACAAAGATGTTAGATATTCTCCATGTGTATTTAAGATAAAGATACAATCACCACCTTCATTACTTAACACATCTCCATCCTTAAATGTCGTATATTCTGGAACCATAAGTTCAAGTCTGTAATTTTTAGAGCCACATCCATTAAAAGAGAACCAATCCGATATTATACCGTGATCAGTATGAACCACTCCCAGAATTGGATACATTCCCTCTTCTTTATAATACACAAACTCTACTCTAAAATTTCTGCCGGATGTCACTATTGTTCCATTATATTCACCATTGTTGATTTTCTTCGCCAATTCCAAGTCAAATGGTATTGTTGTCATATTCTGTTCCATGATCTTATTTGTATTTATTTGGTTTTTATCCTTCTTTTTATAAGGATGAGCACTTACGCCCATCCCAGTTGTTTCGCAAGACTTTCCATCTCATTATATGCAATCCGGTGACATCCGGCAGTCAGCATATCGTTTTCATAACGATTGAACGCCCATCTGTGACCGGTTACATCCAATGCCAAATCGTGCTGGAACTGACCGCCATTATGGAAGACCTTAATCAATCTCCAAAGTCTTTCGGCTTCGGTTTGTTCTATCTTGATACCCTTACTGGTTTCTATTTTGTCGTTCTTAATACGAAGTCACACATTAGGCTGGTCATTATCAGCCCAATAATAACACAACTGGGAAATCTCGCCAGACTTCCACATTTGTATCCGTTCTTCCAATGCTTTGTTACGAGCCTCTTTCTCTTTTCTTGCCTTTTCAAGAGCTATAGCCTCTCTCTTTTCACAACCTTCTGTCCATCTTTGGCATCTGATCGTATATTTAGCCCATGTTCCTTCACCACAAACTTCATCCACAACCACATTAACGGTTCCAAATACTTCCAGTGCTTGATGATTCAACAATATCTGGAAAATACGTTTCAATTCACGGACATGTTCACGTTTAATCTTATCTGATTTCCATGATAATTCATGGTTAGCTCCAAGCCATTCGTTTGTGCTCTTTTTAAGAAGACGCTGGGGAGTCCCCATATCGAAGAACTCAATATAACCCATCAGATTTTTAAAAGCTCCCCAAACATTCTGATAAGGTAATTCAGTTCTGGCTTTCTTGTATTTTTCAATAGCATCTTTAATGGATTCCAACCCACTGGTGACAAATGCCATATTACCAGTATTTGACATATTATATCCAACACTGAACACCTTTGAGCCAGTTGGTATTGCGTCACGAACACAACATTGATGTTTGCTTGTAGAAGAGGAACGATATATGTCATTAATTAAATATGCCTTTTCTCCACGCTTGTTCCGCACGATTCTTCCAACCTCAAAATGACTTCCATAGGAGTAAATACTTTCATCTTCAAAATAGAAGTTACTACCATTTGCAAATTCTTTCATTTCGTTTGCCCATAAGTGAGCGACCATAGAGTTGTTCATATAAGTAAGTTTTTTAGTTATTTAATCGAATAGTATTAATGAAGACTTAGGGGGTGAATATTTATCCATAATTCATGTCACCTCCTGATAAAAAGAAAGCCGACAGAAACAATTTTCTATCAGCCAAACCAATTAATTTGTAAGATTTTATTACCGCTTGTTGCTAAGGGTTGTATGGTTCTCTTTGTTCATATTTTTCAATGCGTTCGGTTATCATATCGCAGAAGGCTTGCCCCTCTTTTTCGGAACCTCTGAAGTAACCGACCATCTTCAGGATATTCCCGTTAAACTCATGGACAAACTTATTGTAATAATGTTCCCCCATAACTTTCCCGTATTTTTCCATGAACAAATCCTTGTCCAGTGATTCATCCTTAAAACAACGGTTGTAATCCCATCTTACAACACGAAGCAATGTTTCAAAATTCAATCTTTCCATATCCAATATTTTATTTAAGCTCAAACCTAATATCTTCCGGCAACTGAGAGCGGTCTACGTTATTTACAAAATCATCAAACTCTTCCTGTGTGATTTTTCCTCCATAATCGTTCCAGTTGAAAGATAAAGTGTTTGAGTGAGGATAATATATAACATTATTAATTGGCAATCCATAATCAAATACACAGAGCATTATCTTTTTATTCGTTTCCGCTTCCCTGATTTTCTGATTATAATACTCACAAATATTGAATCGTTTTCCCGCCACATCTGCTTTATGAGCTTCTATTTTACGTTTTTCGATATTTTCTGCGGAATAATACCCAGATTTAATGCGCTCTTCAACAAGCGAGCGTTCCTCGTCCGTTAATATCAAAGTAAATCTTTCCTTTTCTGGCATATACGGATTTACCCATTTCTTGCCACACAGATCTTCAAGTTCAACAAGAAGCTCGTCTGATTCACGTTTCCATCTATCCACAATTCCTAAATCGAAAAGCAGATACTTGAAATACATCTCATCGTCCACTGCTTCAGATAATTTGGAATATTCCTTGTCTGATATACGTAAATATTCAATAGCCACAGACTTATCGCTATTCTTTATGTGATACGTGCCATTTTCCACCGGATACATAGGAGCACCATAATGGTTACAAAGATGCAACGATATGAATTTTGCCAATTCCGGAAAATGTTTTGCGACTTCATTGTGACAGCAGCCTCCCATATACTCCCCATACGTTCCACATTTATTTTTCCGTCTAATATCGGCTGTTACGCTCCAGTCACACATATTGTTATGACAATCATCATTTAAAGATACCGTGACTGTTATTCTGTATTCTTCTTTGTTTTCTGTAAAGAATTTTGTACTTAAATAAGTTAGTTTGTTTGTAGTTCCCATATAATTTTGATTTAAAATTTTACTCCCATTCTGTATAATAACTCTGGTCATTACTCTCATATTCTTCTGCCCATTCTTCGTCCGTAAAATCTGTGTGCAAGCATTCGTCACTGCAATAATAGGCTGCTCCTGCATCTATACAGTAGCCCTTACGCATCAGTCTGCCACACTCTGAACATCTTCTGCAAGCCCTGTCTGTGTCCCACCAAAAGTCAGTGAAAGATTCGGCTATGACATCCTCACTGGTGTTCTCGTCCCACTTATCAAGATAAAACTTAGCAAATTTGTTCAACTCCGGCTCTGTGTAGAGCATCTTTTCAGTACCGCCAACAGCCTTGGTCAGTCGGCTTAAAATTGATTCAATTGTCGTCATAGTTTAAATTTTATGAAAAATAAAATCTGCACACTCTCCAGGAAGTGTTCCTGCGTCATTACAATGGTAAAACCCTTGTGTTTCCCAATCTACATCTACCGGATAACCTTCTGCTATTTCTAAGAAGCGTTTTATTTTCTCGCATTCTTTATCTTCCAGTCCGGTATAATCATCATTTATCAGAGCGCAAGCCCAATAAACCGGAAGCCTATATCTTATCACTTCTACACTCATAGTTTCACCAGTCTGCAATGACAATCTTCAAATACCGGAACCATACCCTGTCCCCTGAAATAAGCAGTAGCTAACTTAAAAGCGTACAAGGGATTCACTTTCTCGATTTCCTGCGATGATTTTTGGAAAGATAACGGCTGACATACATAGAAATTTTCATTGCCAAGACTCCCAAAAAGCCAATCCATACTACCTTCATCACAATTAGTGCCACCCAGTATTATTAAATCACATCCGGTCTTCCGGGTTCCCAAAACAAATGCCTTGTTCCGGTTTTCAGGAAGCATAAATATTTCCTGATCAATAAGGAACCAGTCACTCTGGCAACTTTCCACATCCCTGAGAACGATTTCACCAATCTTATAGGCATATTCTTTTTGTGTTTTCATGCTATTTCGTTTAATTGTCCAACATATACGTCTCCATTTTTATAATAAAGGCGGTCTTCATATTGATTGTTATGCAATTCCTCTCGTAACGCACTCTCATCGTCAGCCCAATATTCATATTCTTCATGCCAACTCTTAAAGAAATTGTCATAACATTGTCTCATCAAATCCGGCCAAGAAAAATCTTCCGGATAACTGTTCCATGTCTTGTAATATCGGATAATCGGATCTAAAATATCTTGGTCGTAGCATACTCCGGTTAAAGGACAGTTGTTATTCTCCAGCAATATTTTACTATGTCTGTCTTTATATTGGTATTTGCCATCTACATATTTGCCCTTGGAATAATACCTGCCTTTTGTGATATACGGCATAATATTATTATTGATATAGCGAAACAATAATTTACCACGCAAATCGCTAAGACAAATGTCTTGGCCACAATCATACGGGTCTTCATAATACAGTAGGTCGTCAAACATAAAATCAAAACTATATCCGCTATAACCGACATTCCAGTCACAAGCTTCGGTATCCGTCAGCTTTTCAAAAGATTTCAATGACGCTTTATATTCAGAAGCACAACAATCCACACATCGTTCCATCACATTCCAGCGTTCACGCTCTATAATTTTCTTTTGTACGTTTTCTGATAGTTCATCAAAGCTAAACAGGGTTAGATTTATTGTTTTCATATTATCATTTGTTATTTTTGATTCAACCATTCTTTATATCCGACCTCAAAAGCTATCGGGTCATGTTTTCTAAGCATCCTGCCATAATACAGAGAGCGTGACCGGTCTTTGCCGCCTATTATCCATTCTTCGGAAGACAAGCTGAGACCGATTCCATCCAGATATGACTCAAATGCTTTTCGGGTATCAGCACGCTGTTTCATATTCTTCCATATATTTTATATGCAGACTGAGGCAAACTTCTTTTGCTGTGTAAGTCCGGTAACTGTTTCCGAATATCTCTTCCGCTCCATAATAGGAAACCAAATCATATATTCTTGTAGCGACCGGACGAAGCAACCAGTCATTCCAAGTATCACCGACATAGGAACAAAACGACTTCAAATCATCTTTTGCCCAACCTGTCAAAAACATCTCACGCATATCTTCCTCGCTTATCCAACTGTACGAAAACTTATTTGGTTCATAAGGATTGCGGTATATACATTGCCAGCTTTTTTCTTTGGTAATATATCTCACCAATAGCCCATACTCAAAAAGGCTGGTAACTTTGTCGCTATCCGTACCATGCCACACGGTTCTGTCAAATTTTTTCGTTGCCATATTCAACTCTCCATTTTTAGTTTGCACCACTCACATCCTCGTCACTCGGCAGATAATCTATGATGTACGACAAGTGTCCGGCGAATACATCGTTCGGTTCAAATTCTACTACTTCTCTGCTTTCTTTGTCTCTTCCCTTTATTTTAAGCACATTGTTCACAATTTGAACTTCATATATCTCCACATCTGTCGGATTCAGAGATATACTATCCATGTTTACTGCTATGATTGGATATTCGGCTTCACCATCATATATATCCCATATATAGCAACCACCGACAGATTTGATGGCTGCTTTTAATTCACATTGTTCCTGTAACTTGATTTCTTCTATTAGTTTGTAAAAATCGGTATGCTTCATATCTTTCAATTTTAATCGTTTGTATTAAATCTATGTTTTCTTAACTTTGAAAATCCCAATCCGCTATTTCTATAAAATTATCGCTGGAAAAATCAAGCGGAGCATCAAGTACAATGGAGCAATATCTATTGACTCTCGCAGACGGTTCGATTACGGCAGGAATAGAATCATCATCATCTTGGTGTCGAATGTCATAAATATATTTTCCATCTGTACCGGATTTCATATCGATCCTTTCATCTACAATTATACCACTCACTGTTTCGCCGTTTGTCAATTCGAGCAATAAATATTCAGGTTCAAAATCATTATCATTAAATAAATCTACTAATGTTTTCATATTAATTATATTCATTTTCTTCGTTATACATCAAATCTTCTGCTACTCCGTTCGGGCATCGTTCATCAAACCAATGCCACACATCAAACTTTGAGGTTCCGGCTGGGAAATTGAGAAAGTCTTCTTCTATCTCATCATCATTGTTTACTGGAATATCACCAAGTTTATCCCAGAGTTCTTGTAATTCTTTCAAAGTTCGTTTCATAGTTGTCTAAATCGCTTAATTTCCCATCAATAAATTCATCCACCAAATCGTAATAATCTCCATCAAATTTATAATCCTCATACTTCTCAGTAAACTCTTTTGCCCATACACGAATCATGGCAAAAGCCACATCACGACTCCAATCCTTAGTGTCTGTTAGACGGGATATAGCCTGTGATGAGATTTCCTGTAAATTGCGGATATATCCAAAAGCCATATTGTATGGCAATTTTCCAACTTCTATACATACATAATCACCACATTCAAACGCCCTTTCCATGTCATTAAACTTTTCAATTGCAGCTTCGGATTCATCATCAGTCCGCACCCAATACAATTCTAACTCATGACTTATAACAGAGTTCCAAAGTGCTTCTGCGGCTTTTCTGGATAATCTTTTCCAAACAAATCCGTCACTAAATACTATCAAATCATCGGTTATCACTGTCTTTTTCATAATCATCTGATTTATTAATAAAATTCCAAAAATCTGTCACTATAAAATCTTCCCCACCAAATTCTGCAAGGGATTTCAATTCTTCCAATCCGTTGCAATAGAAAAAGATTGTATCATCCGTGGCTTCATCCACATTCTGTGATAATTTGATTCTCACTCTCTCGTCTTTCCCGTCTTCTTTCCAGACTATTTGGCATTCCGCATAATCCGGCTCTTTCTTCTCGACTTTACAGAACTTCAGGTAACTGATTTCCATATCACATTTGATACCATTTGTATCTGTTATCACTGATTCGTCCTTACAATTTTCACAGAAGCCATACATAAAGGCTCCATCATGATAACTTACCACTTTTTCGGTATTCGGGTTAACAAGGGCTTCACACAAAACATCCGTGCTGCCACATTTTGTACATATTACTGCCATAATATTGGTTATTTGTTATTCTACATCGGTTATTTCATACTCTGCTACTTCCAATACATCCTGCACTATTTCCGGATAGTCAATCGTATCTAACGAAGCATCTTGAACGTATGCTTCCGCTAATTTCTTGGCTTCTTCAAACGATTCGGCTTGTATATATAAGTCAAGCGTCAATGAAAACGGGTATAACATAGCTAATCGGTTATTCTGTAATAATAATCAAGTTCTTCTCCCTTAAAGTTATTCATAGCATACTCATCAGCTTCTCGCCATAACCGGTCATACAAAGCTGCCAGTTCACAATTGATTTCACAATGTTGCCAGATTTTGTGATTCAACACAAGCGTTAATTCCGTGAAGAACTTATAATCGTCTTTCCATTCATTGAACGCACGTCTGTAGGTATCTTTGACACCTGCTATACCATACTTGTCGGCTATGCTGAAATCTTCCCAAAAGGTAGTTATCAGGTCATAGCCGGTTTCCTGCATAAATTCTCGAAATGTCATATCCTAACTATTTAAAGGCAATCCCATAATTACTCCAAAACTTTACTTGTTGAGACAAATTCCACGGCATAGTCTTGTATGCTTGAAAATATTCCCACTCGATTTTATCCTCAAAGCTGGGACAATGATGCTTGACGTATTCACAAAACTCATCACGCTTCTGTTTTGCAAAATCATCCTCTTCTTCATCCAGCATGACAATTTTTGGTTTGTGTGCTGCCCGACATTGTTCTGCGGTTTGATAGAATCGCTGGAAGTATTCGGCATCATACTCGTTTCCACTATAATCAACGAAGGTAACTTCACCTCCATAGATTTCACAAACCCTTAAAGGTTCCCGTGCTGCTCTCTTTACCGGTCTTGAACCATCCCATAGCCAGCCACAGAACTGTATACCATCCCAGACAAGATGCGATAGGTATTTTAAAGAGAAAGACTCTATATTCAACATCTCATATTGTACAGGATTAGTTTCTTGTGCTGCATCTTCAGCGGTTTTGTATATGGGCATACTTACCTTAAATTTTTCCTCTCCCAATTTGCTGCCAAACCAAAAGATGTGTTCGGTATCCACGTTCTTTCCGCAAATACCTGTATCTTTTATTCTCATACCACGATATTCCGCTTCACGAATTTCTCCATTTCTGTGCATAAATACTCTTGCTCCAAAAGGTAACGGGTAAACTGATACTTTCCTTTCCATATTGTTCTTGTTTTAGTTATAAGTCTATTTTTCTATTTGATATTCTATAATATTACAAAACGCATCCTCATTCTCTTTTTGCCACTGCTCAACAAATGCGTTTACATCCTGTTTTGATTTTATCGGCTGACCGCTAATTTCTTCAAGATATTCAAACGCTCCCGACAAGTCCGTAAATCTTTCTTCTTCGTACTCTTCGTCTGGAGTATATAGGTTGACAATATATTTGTCAGTAAAATATTTACCCTCTACATCGTTTGTCCAATATTCCCCCATTCCCGATTCTTCCGACTGGTAGAGATAAGAAAGACTTGGAAATTTTTCACGAATAAAGTCAAAGACCTCATTACACGTTCCCCACGCTGTTTGTGTTGAGAACCGCAATGTGTCTTCAATCATTTCAAGGTCATTCCAATCACCACGACAATAAATGTCATTCCAATCACCGCCCAGTGCATTGACAAGACACCCAAGCCATGTTTTCCCAAAATCATTCTTTACAAGCGGAGTTTTTCTTTCCTGTAATTCTTTCATGGTCTCATAGAGACTTTTTACTTCTTCTACGTCACCCTCTATGACGTATAATGTATTGCACCAATTTGGCATAATCGTATTTTTTTAGGTTAATATTTTATTTATTCCGGTAACGACAAGAATGTTTTAAGGTCGTTATGTGTCACACCCTTATAATTCTTTTCCCACGTTTCACGAACGTTTCCATTATGGTAAAACTCAAACTTATAGGTAAACATGCCTTTCTCGATTCTTCCGCAATTATTGCCGTTCCATATCACTTCAAGCCCGGTTTCTTCCAGACGCTTCTTAAAGACTGCAATACGTTCGTCACGGATACGCACAAACTCTACTTTATCCGCTTCCACAGTATCGAGATAATCGAACCATTGCTGGAGGCGTTTTTCGGTTGCTTTGCCGACTTTATTAGGAGCTTCCAACTCACTACCGAACCCATCAACGTCCATTTCGTTCAACAAACGAAGATTAAATGTTGTGTCTCTATGTGAACCTGATATATAATACAACACCCCCGTTTTTATGTTTTCCAACGCCCAAAATGCAACTTCATGATGCCACATTGGAGGGTTGTCTGTCATTTTGCCAAGTTCATACGAATAGCTGTTTGCAGCGTATTTTTCTATTTTGCACACTGTAACAAGACGGGTAAAACCGCTTACCTCCAGACCGGCATAGCGTTTTGCCTGGTTATCATAATCGTACACATTTTTTACTCTGAGGAAATCATCACCGCACTCTGAACGGTGCTCGTTCCAAAACTTTTGCAGGTCTTCTGCCTTCAAATACATACTTTCCATAATTCCGTATTATTTATTTTACCAATTCAATTTTCCCGTAATAAGGATAAAAACAACCATCTTGATAAACTGAGTATCTGAGGGTATTATCCTTTGCTTTATAGATAGATACGCAACCGCTGTTATAAGCGTTGGATAGTTCTTTTGCTACAAATCCACCTATTTGTTTATAGGTTTTAGGTGTGTCGGATTTGGGGCGACCACGATAAATAATTGCAGCACTAAATCTCTCATTTTGCAGCACAATATCCTTATTGTAAACCGCAGTCAGTTTCATTTTACACATACTATATCAGTTTTAGTTTTATTATCGAATAGATAAGGCTGGGAGTGAATTGTTACTCACCAAACCATTTTTACCACACATTAACTACATGCAATACATGATAGCTTGCATCACCTAATACAAGAACAACACAAGCGCATAGCTCGCCCAGTTAAGTACGATTCAAAAGTCCCTGACTTACTATGCGGATTGTGTTATTAAGTAGGTAGGATAATGCGTGTCTCACGACACAATGTAGTTAATATGAAGTTGTTATAAAGTGCAGATGCAACGGGAATCGAACCCGTATAGCTGGAGGGACACCCAGTTTATCACCATGTAAGCACCTATGAAAAAAGCACCCACAGAAATTTGTGAGTGCTTTTACAGATTGATTGGATTTCGAGAATTATTTCTTCTCTATCTTATTACCATCTTTGTCATAACCATAGAATTTACGCCCCCACGGACTTTTGACGAAGATAGCAACCGCCATAATAGCAGCAAACATCATTAATAAATAAATTGTCGCATTCATTCTTTGCCTCCTTTGCTAAAATCTTTGATAAACCCTAACCCTAATGCAAGTAACACCATTGATACCGCAACGGCTGTTACTACATACAACGACATATTACTATTATCAGCAAACAATACAGACAATAAAATAGTCGTGAAAACATACTTGGAAACATCTATCATATATTTGCCAAGTTCTTTAAACATTTCGTCCAT